TCACGTTTTATTCTATGAAACAAATCACCATACGCTTGCTTCTGTGCTGTGGTCATAGAGGGGTTGCCCGACATGAACAACGCCTCTATCTCATCTGGTGTAACGGTGCGACTATACTTCTCCATAGCCACATCAAGTGCATGTTTGATCTTCCGAATGTCCTTACTAAACAATCTGTCGGGACACCTCGCCCCTCTGTGATCGTCGTAGAACTCCTTGTCCATTAAGGATCGTACAAGAGCTAGTTCCATATTAAATTCTCCAAGTTCTGAATGTCTCGTGGATTTCTGTACTTCAAATCGTCGCTTAATCTTAACACACTTACCTCCGAATGTATAGACCTTAGTTCCTGTGCTATGCCCAATGTCTTAGGCAATGCGTCTGGATCAAGTGCTACAATTAACTTTGCATACTGAGCTAAAGGTTTCTTATGTGCACTCTGTAATGACGTACCTAGCAATGCCACTCCTGTGCAGCTACACGTTGAACCCACCACAGCCGCACTGATAGCGTCCTCAACAATCACAGCCACTCGCTCAGAGCCGTACACATACGGCAACCCAGACTCTCCGTATCTCTTCCACTTCGGAAGCCTTTCAGTTAGTGATCGACCAGCACCATCCACCATAGTTCTGCCTTTAAATATTGGAAAGACTATTCGATGTTCCTTCACATCATACAAAGGTCTAGGCTGCATACTCTGTAGTGACCAACTATTTAGAAACCTCTGAAGGTCAGCGTGTTTGCAACCCTGCACTATGTAGTCGGGTTTATTCCAGACAGGATCATTATCCTCTCTCATGCGTATGGTATTTCGTATGTCATCTACACTCAGATAGGTACGAGTGCCACCATGCACAAAGCAGCCAGCTTTGTAGCAGTTCCACACAATCATTCCATTCTTGTTGGTTACTGTAAACGTTTTAAATCCGTCGCAAACAGGACAGTTACGTCTAACCGTAGCTCCGTTTGCCACATCCAGATCATCTACAAAGTCTCTTATGTTCATGCTATTCTCCTACACTACTTAACAACTCCTCCGTTGTCACAAAGTGTTTAACAAAGTTCTGCATGTCATCGTCCCACCATTCGGGTGACGCTCTGCCTTTATTCCACCTAGCGAAGTATGCTTTCTCTCCCTTGTAGTAGTTACGGTATGCAGCAACGGGATCACCCTCGACCTTGTACTGGTCAGGCATACACTGAGGAAAGGGTATTGGTGGTTTTACAATACTTGTTTCGTCTGGCACATCATACGCAAAAGCCTCCCGCATACGCTCACTTGCATGGTGCTTGCCATAGCGGTGTGTGTACTCCTTGCACAGATGCTCAAACAATCTGCGTGTCCAAATATAGTTGAGAATACCATGCCGTACCCACACAGTAGATGGATGATTTTTGTGAGCCATTCTATACATGCCGTGCTTATTCGCATACTCACTGCTACTGTCTGTCATACGCCACGCTGTAGATAGCATCTGTGCAGTCTCCAGTATCATCTTGACAACGTGCTTGTCACAGTGCATCTCCGCACATTCTTGTGGATCGTCACTTAGCCTAAAGATGTTCATTTTTCTTCCGTGTCTGTGTGAATATAGAAATCTTTTATTTGCTTACCTCCAGTAAGGTAAGTGTCATTGGCACAAGGCTCCATTCTATTTTCAATTTTTATAACTAGCGTCTTTGTTCTTTCTACCAGATAAGATATCAATTGTTTAATCATTTTGTATCTCCAGTTCTCTTATTTTAGTTTGCAACCAGCGAAGCACCATAAGATACTCTATGTCCTCTTTATCTGTTCTTGTCATTAAAAGTTCTTTCTCATCCTTAAGTATGTAAAGAACATTGGACTGTGCTGTACTCAACATTATGTATCACCTTTCATGTGGCAAGGGTCTATGCTTTTACCATGATTTTGTCTCTGTGTCAATGCAGAATTTGCGCTGGCATAGGTGTGCGTAAGGTAGGGCTTAACGCTTTGTGGATTGACATGACCCGTCACTGACATGATCTGTCCCATAGATACACCTGCATCATTCATCTGTGTTGTACCTGTTCTTCGCAGGTCCATGAGCCACAGTTCAGTCGGTAGCTCTGCTGCTACTATGACCTGTCTGCTCAACTTAGACAAACGTTGTTTGGTGTAAGGAATAAACTCTCCCTTTACAGGTGTCATCATGGGAGCCACATACTTCTGAAAGCCAAAGTCCTCATGCTGTTGTGTTAGCATGTTGATCAACTCACTGGATATGGGAAGGCTAACCTGTCCTCTACGCTTCGACTGCTGTAAGTCAAGCCTCTTTGCGTCAAGGTCAATGCTATCCCATTCCAACATACGCATGTCACCCAATCTTTGCACCCATTCGTATGTCATCTGTGCGATAAGCCCAACGTTGCGCCACCGCCACTCACCATATGCCGTGTCGAGAAACCGTACAACATGGTCGTGCTGCCATACAACCTTACGTTGTATAGGTGTTTTTCTCTTGACATATGCAAAAGGATTAAATGTGACGTACTCTCTGTCGATAGCGTAGTTGTACAAGATAGAGGCGGCTGCACATACGTGGTTGGCATAAGGCACACCACTGTGTATCCATTTCTCATATGCACCTTTTGCACGTCGAGTTGTTACATCAGAAATCCTAGCATCTTCAAGTGTTTGCACCATGTTATTAAGAAAATACATGTAGTCTTTCTGTGTAGATTTTCTTAACAGAGTGAAGTTACTACTGTTGCAATAATCACGCACTAACAAAGATAGTTTACTACCTTTGCGAACATCTAATATTTCTGCTTGACTTTTACGCCACTCATCTATCTTGGCATTGTGCTCACGAGCAGCCGACCTTGCTGCTGACAGATCAGGCCCAAGCTCCACACGCTCAACAACACCAGCAGTTATAAACTTCTGTGGTGGGTTGAACCTGTATGCCTTTGTCCCGTCTGCTAGTTCACGTACCTGTGTAAATCTAGGTAGTTTCATACTTATGCCTTTCCGTAGTGTATGTCCTGCCCCTCAAGCTGATTTCGTATCCCGTGTACGAAAGAACCCGTCATATTTAGGATAGTCCCGCATAAACTTACGTCCGTAATAGGCTCTGTGGTTGTTGTTCAGCTTGAACTCATCCCCGCAAGTCTCTATGTCGGTGTGCCACCTTATGCGTTCAAAGATTGCGTTGACGGAATAGTTCTTACGTCCAGCTTGGATGGCTTGAAATGTGAACCGCTTGAATAAATTGTACACTAGCGGGTTGTCATGGTGAAATTTTTGCCACTTGGCGTGTAGACCATCATCAAATATTTTATTAGTCATCTGAATACTCCTTCGGAACTTTGCCCCATCCAACGGTTCTATCCCACTGCCTTTGTGTGTAGCTGTTACAGCTACTGTGGCATGTCTTGCATTGCTGCTGCAATCCATGCGGACTGCCCCATGCTAATGCAGAAGACTGTTCATGGAATACTTCACCACACGTAGCACACCTCCATTCTCCTTTGTCTGTTGGTGTGTAGTCTTGCGCTCCAGCTATACCTGTGCCCTTCATTGCATTCTCCTACATTAAGTAACAAGATGTCATAACCGTATAAAACAAATCACCTATATGTAAGACTCGTTTTGGATTTTCTATATTATGTTCTCTCATATAAGTGAACTGCAACTCGTATGCCTCTTCTTCTCTTTTTTCTCGACATTCGTATTCATCATTTTTCTGTAGGTGATGCACCAATTCGTGTAACAAAACACTTCTATCCAATGCCTCAGTCTTGTTCCAGTCATTCCTCAGATAAATTATCTTATCGGGAATGTAGTACAGTGCTTTTACTTGAACTTCGGTGATGTCTTTAGGCATTTTCATATTCATCATCGAATGCATTTCTTCAGATGAAATAAATTCTACTTTTGGTAACACCACTCCCTCTATGGGTAAGGAAGAGTTAACACCTATCCAAAAAAGTAATGAGATCATAAGTTCTTTCATTCTTATGCTACCTCAGTGTACATAGGGATAAATTCTACACACATTTCCATAGTACATTGAGAGATTAAGTAGACGATAAGTGCCCAGCAACCTCCCAACACAACCCAAAACAATAGTGTAATAAAAAATTCTTTCGTTTCTTTCATTGTCACACTCCCGCAATACATGAAGCAACTGCGTAGGCGATGAGTGCACACCACATCGCCCACGCAAACCCTAACATAAAATCGTGCATCACTAAGCTCCAGCTATACCAGTTCCGTTCATTTGTTGAGCACCAGCAGAAGAGTAATCAATGCTAGTACAGCCACAGCATAACGTGTGAGTAACTGTTCCAGTTTAGTTATCTGAACTGTTTTATCACGCAAACAAGCATAATAGCTACGGGCGGCTGTTCTTAAATCCCTTTCGATTTCGTTATCATTCATTCATTCTGCTCCTATAAAATAAAGGCGAAGGCGATGAGGATTAACCCCACCGCCCACGCAAACCCTAACATAAAATCGTGCACTACGCTGCTAGTTCAAGTGCACGAAACTGTGGTGTGCTGATCCACTTGCTAACGTCCTGCTCTCTGCGAAACATAGACTGTGCCTGTGTATCGTTGCCCGTGTCACGCAGTTTGAACCCGTTGTTTTCATTCGCGTGAGAAGAGTAGTTAGTGAAGGCACTGTACAGTGAGAACAGATTATGCCCACGTGTTGCTGCCTCTGAAAAGTACACACTTAACATCTTGTCAGCCTTGCTGTCAGATGACATCACCGTACTCAGCAATTCCTCCACCTGTACCGCACCAATGTGAGTAGAGGCCCACGTCTGTAGCTTGCGACCATGCTCGTAGAAGTCCTGTTTGGCACGGCGTAGTTCGTTGATGAACCTGTCCAATGAGAACAACAGAGTGTTCTTACGACGCACCGTATCGTACTCACCACTAATCATGCCGTTGGTGCAGAAGAAATCAATACCACCATAGAACACTTGATTGGAGCATGACCCATCAATGCCATGCAGAGCAATCACACGCTGTGCAATCTCAGTCTTATGCTTACTCGTCTCGACGTTAACCTTCACGTTAGGAAAGGTAGTGTCCATCATAGCCCAAGACCCGTTGCGAGCAGTGCGAAATGTAACTCTTACATCCTCCAAATCGGGAGCATTTAGCTCTTCTATCATGGTGTCCTGCACACCCCGAAAGAAATCTGGGTGGCTGGCACAATTAAATTTGTGGCCCACTGTGTCAAGGTACTGACCCGTGTTTCCATTTACCACATACTTTTTATGTGACACTTTTGTAGGCTCAAACATTACGGGAAAGTCTATGTCTTCTGGAATGTCTCCGAAAACA